CCTGTGGCTCGAAGACCCCATTGGCCAGCGTACCAACGCCCAGGCGGCGACGCTCCAGCGCATGTGGATGCCGACGCGCCAGGGGCAACCGCTCGACTTTCTCCCGTTCTGCTTTATGGCGCCGTTCTCGCTCGAACCGACGCCCGAGAAGTCCCTGCTGGAGGGCCTCGTCCAGCGCAATTTCCTTAACTGGCGCCACAGTGCCGACTATGAGCATGCGCTCCACCTGACCGCCATGCCGCAGTTCTACATTGCCGCCAACATGGAAGCGCCTCCGGAGCTTTACGTAGGCGCCAGCTCGGCCCTCTTCCTCCCCGATAATCAAGCCAAGGTGGGGATCGTCGAGTTTCACGGCCAGGGCCTCCAGCCGCACGAGAACGCCCTCAAGGCCGACTTGCAGATGATGGCGGCGATGGGCGCGCGGCTCCTCGAAGGCCCGCCTGAAACGCAGGAAACCGCCACGGGCGTGCAGTGGCGCATGGCGGGGAGCGATAGTCCCGTACAAAGTCTCGTGAGTAGCGTCAGTCAGGGGTTAACGTGGGCCTTGCAGGTCCATAACTGGTGGTCTGGGTTCAGTGAGGACGTCGATGACCCCATGGTCCATGTAAGCCTCAACAAAGATCTCATCTCGAATACCATGCAGCCGCAGCTTTTAACCGCGTTGATGGCTGCGCTGTTGAATGGCACGATTAGTTATGAGACATTTTATCATAATCTCCAAAAGGGTGAGATTGCGCGCCCCCTGGTACCCGTCGAGGAAGAGCAGGCCTTGATTGAAGACGAGCAAGCCCAACGACCGCTCGTGATGCTGCCCCCAGGGCCAGGGTCTGTGCCACCGGGGCGCAATGGGGCGACGCGGCAGGTGGCCTAGGAGGTGTCTATGGCCAAGAAGAAGGTATCCTTTAAGACGGGGACCAAGGCCCGTGCCGCACGGGGAAAAGTTGCCGAACAACTCAAGCGTCGCGGCCTGCGCAAAGGCTCCGCGTTTGCCCTGGCGACGTATATCGCCAAGCGGGCCTCAGCGTCCGGGCGCAAACGCCTTGCTCGGCGTGGGTTACGCAAGAGGAAATAAGACGATGGCCTTGACCAGTATCGGACCCCAGGAGCGGCGCATTGACGTCGGGGGCGCTGCGGTCTTTCTGCATCCGCAGCTTACCGAGACGGGCGGGCTGCTCTTCCAGACGACGACGTGCAAGACGCAATGGCCCGCGCTGACCTGTACCTGCGGGTGGTATACGCTCGTGTGGCCGCCGCCGCCGCGCAATGGCGGAGAGCCCGGAGGGGCATCGTGGCTTGAGCAATTACGAGAGGAGGATCCCGATGGCAACGACGAACTTTGAGACCCTCCAAGAAGAAATACGCCTCCGCATGGCCCAGGAAGACCGCGCCTATGCGTTGCAGCGGCTGCTCATCACGTTTCGCCCCAGGGCAGATGCGCCCCAGTCCTATCGCCAACTCCTGGTGGACGTCCAGACGTGTGTCACCGAAGAACTTCAACAGCTAGGAGAGCCGTAGTGGAACCGTACGATCCAACGATGGAAGCCTTAATTGATGCGATGATCGAGGCGCTCGACCACGACGCGGACATGGCGCAGGGCTACGTCGACAAGCTGCGCCAGCTCGTGGTGACGCTCCAGCATATCCTGGCCGATCCCGAGAGCCACGAGGCGACGCCCGACCTGGAGCAGGCCATGCGCCAAGCACTTGGCCATCTCGATGCCAAGGCGGGCGATGCGGAGCTGGAATATCTCCAGGTGCTCCAGCGGCTCCAAGCGGCCATCGAGAAAGAGTTGTTTAAGTGGGCCTCGTCGATTGTCCAGCCAGCCGGATTTAGTGGCGAGATCCAAATCCCGGTGGGTGGCGGCGAATGGGAGCGGCATGACGAAGCCCTGCCGGAGACGAGTCGGTTGCGGCTGACGGTCTAGTGGTGGTACGGTTGCCTCGCGCCGATCCTCTGCGCGCGAGGCTGCTACCGCTCCGCGTGTGAAAGACTGAGAGGGAAGCGATGCCGCATGACCGTGCCCAACAGCGCCGCGTCTTCGAAGAAACGATTGCCCGCGTGATGGCGGAGTACGCGCCTGCCGAGGATGTCATGGTGGAGGCCAAGGCCCTGGACGAGACCGGGCAGTCGATCGTGGTGGCCCGCTATAAGCTGCACACCGATGGGCAGGTCGAGTGTTTCGAAGTGCTCGATGAGGTCCTATGGCCGAGCCTGTAGCCAGGGCGGGCGGTAAAGGTGTCACTACCCTGGAAGGGATTGCAATCTATGGCCGAGTCTTTGAATGCCCAGATCGCCGATGCCTTCACCGCCCGCTTGCTCCAGGTGGGCCGGGCCGAGACCCGCCAGCGCCAGGAGGCCTGGGCAGCCCTACTCTTGCTGGAGCAGGATCTGTTGCATGCCCTCCGCGAGGCCGATCCGGCACAGTTTAGCTTTCTCGTGGCGCGGCGGCGGGCCGTGCAATTCCTGATGCGCGATGAGGTGGACCCGCTCGTGACCACGCGGTACGCGCAGATCGCTCGTGACGTGGACGCGTTTCTCATCGCCCTGGCCGAGCAAGAGGCTAGCGTCACTCGGCGTATCGTCAATACCGAGACCGAGAGCCGGACGATCGACGACATGCCCAGCGAAGCGGCCTTGCGCCGTGCGGTGCGGCAGACGCTCATTCCCAGCCCGGCGACGCCGACCGACCTGAGTACCACGGGGGACGACTGGTGGGGCCGTGCGGCGGCCGGGGTGGTCACCCGCGTGGGCGATTCGCTGATGGTGGGGGTCAGCTTGGAGGAGCCGCTTCCGACGCTCGTCGCACGGGTGCAGGGGACGGCGGCCAACGGCTTTCAGGACGGGATTATGGCCAAGGCCAAGGAAGACGCGGCGCGGCTCTTGCGCACGCAGACGACCAATGCCGTCAGTGAGGCGCGCGTCAAGGTGGCAGATAGCAATGCTGGCACAGTACTGATTGAACATAGTGCGGTGCTTGATAGTAGAACTAGCACTATATGCTTAGGGCGTCATGGCTTGCGCTATACCGTACCAGAGCACGAGCCTGTCAATCATAGCGTACCGTATCTGAATGGACCACCATACCACTATGGTTGTAGAAGTACCATGATACCAGTGGTTCCTGGAGGCGGACGTGTGCCGCAGGAGAGCGTGAGTACATGGCTTAGTCGACGGGACACGGCGTTTCAGGATGCGGTCTTAGGGCCAACACGGGCACGCATGTGGCGGGCAGGCACGCTTGCTCCACGTGCGCTGATCGACAGTCTCACGGGCAAGCCGTTGACGCTCGAGGAGTTAGGTGGATGACCACGCCTGCGGATTTTCGCCCGCGCTGTCGTCAGTTTCTGGCCGACCTGGAGGCGCTCTGTGCCCGCTATGCGGTCTATATCACCCCGTCAGGTTACGATATGCTGCAAATCTGGAATGCCTCCGTCGAGGATGCCGGGGGTTTTGATCTCGGAGCCATTGAAGATTGTACCGAGGAGGAACCGGACGATGCCTCTGCTTAAGCCCTCGCTCCACGGGCAACCCGCTGACCTTAGAGGAATTAGGAGCATGAATGCGTCCACGCTCCTCGCACGCAATGAGATCATGACGACGCGCGTCTTACAGGGCGAGACCTGTCGCCGGGTAGCCCAGGACTATGGACTGTCCGTTACGCGCGTGCAGCAGATTGTGCGGCAGACGCTCCATCACGTCTGCTGCACCCAGGCAGTCAGCGAAGTCCCCCTCCTCCCCCTCGACATGCTGCGAGCGTATTATGCCCGCGAGAAAAGTTTGCGGGGGATGGCGATGGTGACCGTGCCGCCGAGGCGCCCGCCCATGTTATTAGAGGAGTTAGGCGCGTGATCACCGACGCGTACCGCTTCCTCACCCTCCAGGGGGAACCGGCGCTGCTGTGTCTGCTGTGCAATGGCATCAGTTTTCATCCCCAGGATATTGATTTCGTCTACTGTGCCACCTGCTACGTCTGGCTGGAGCGGGTCCCCCGAACCTATGATCCCGCGCAAGGTCCTTACGGGCAGACCGCGAAAGAGCCGTGATGACCACGCGTGATGCCAGGTACACGCATTGGCAGCAACAGCCTGACGACGAACTCGACTATGAGCCGGAGCCGGGGTTCTACGCGTCGCCCGACGCACCGCCAGACCCGCCGACGGTCTTGGAGCGGGTTGAGGCGTTTCTCAGCGCGGAGCATCGCCGCCGCACGGCGCAGGAGGATGCATGCCCGGAACCTTGACGCTCACGGGCGAGGTGTGGCTCCCTGCGAGGCTCATGGCCGGGCGGACGATGGTGGCCATTGAGGCCCTCCTGCATGCGCATGGTGCGCTCCCGCAGCAGGCGCAGAGTCTGCGTTGGCGCCTCGATGCCGAAACACCGGGGAGTTACCGGCTGACCTATACCTTTACGCTGCCCGAGGAGAGTCTGGAGGCGCCCACATGACCTCCTGTTGTGCTTGTGCGCACTGTCAGTGCCTGTGTCATCATGATTTGACCATGCAGGACTATCACCAGATGACGCAGGAAGTCTTACTGGGCGAGCGGTTAGCGGGTGTCGCGGCGCGCTGGCAGACCAATACGTCCCAGTTGCGGCAGGTCATCGCGCAGGTCTGTTATGCGGCGAACCCTGCACGGTATGAGCAGCACCGCGAGGGCGGGGGCAAAGTGTTGGAGAAGTTACGCATCTATGCGACGGATTATGGCTTTGAGGCCGCGCCCACGTATGCGGCCTGCCGGCGTGAGCGGGAAGCGCGATATGACAGAATCTCTGATACTCGACGGCCGACTCGTGCGCCCCATTAGTGCGGCGACGGAAGCCTTTGTCCGGGCGCACCTGCCCAGGACGCCGGCGCTGTACGGGCGGATTTGGGTGGTGGAGACCTGTTGGATCGCTACCTATCGTCATGCGGTGGGACAGCCTGGCCAGTTTGCCGGGTGGGCCTGTCTTAACCCCCGCCAGGAGTTACCGGATGCTTGATGCGCACGTCTGGGAACGGCTCGAACTGCATGGGGTGACGGAAGAGCACCTGCGCATGTTGGCGTGTGCTCTGGAGCTCCAGAAGAATGGCTCCCTCGCCTGGCATTTTGCGCACGGCCATCTCTCGCAATGTGACCTGCGCGTGACGTTTGCGGCACGGCGAGCAGAGGTGGCGCGGGTGGAGGAGGCCTTTCTTGACGATACAAGCGTGCAGCGCTAGCCGAAAGGAGGCCGCGTGCAGGCGGACTGGTTTTATCGTCTCGCCACGAAGGCGAGTCTCGTCGCCGGATCGGCCTGGATGTTTCTGGGGTCCCTGTTGGCGTTCGGGCTCTGGCTGGTGGCCGGGCCATTCTTGCACTGGGGCGAGCTATGGCATTTAGTCCCAACAAGTCTTTTGACGTGGACGACGTGGGTCCTGGTTGTATTAATACAAAATTCACAAATGAAACATGAGCAGGCATTACAACGCAAGCTCGATGAACTTATCCGATCAATAGACAAAGCCGATAATCGCTTGATTGGCTTGGAGAAGCAGCCACCCTCGGCGTGTCCACCGGAGGCTGGCTAGGCGGGACGAGGCAGGGAACCAGGGCGGGTTCCGGCCCGCCCCAGTCTCCACACAGGCATTCACGAGTAGCCATGAGTGTAGCAGATCCTCCCCGGTCCTGCACGTCATCTGATCGCTTATACATTTTTCTGCTTGTCACACGTCGCCATATCTAGTACCCTGCCCGGCTATGAAACGCATCAATGTATATCTCACTGACCAGGAAATTGCCGCCTTGCAGCAACTATCGCAGGACACGGGGCTCAAGTTTGCGGAGTTGGTCCGGCGCCTGATTGATGAAGGCATTGCGAGACGTGCGTCCGTGCGTGCTCAACCTTTGTCCGATATCCAGAAGGAGTAAGCAACCCATGCGATCTCGCACGCGCGACAAGGCTGGGTTTAGCGAGGCCTCGTATAAAAAGCATCACCTCCTCTGGCGTGCTGGGCGCGCGCAAACCTCGGCCTATCATGTCACGCATCCTCAAGCTCGGTGTGTCATTATTGATATGCATGCGGGGGCTGGCGAGGGCATTGCGCTTCCCCAGCTTGATTTCTTTCGGGAAGATGTCTCGTTTCCGACGGCAACCTTGGCAACTCGACTGAGCGATATCGTCCAGGGGGATGTCATTCTATGCGAGCGCAAGGTGAAGGAGCGGCAGCAACTCACGCAGAAGTTTCCTCACGCAGTTATTCTGGCGGATCATGCGGATATTCCAGAACAACTGGGGCATGGGTATGATTGGGCACTCGTACTGAATGATCCCTGTGGCTATTCCGAGCACGGCATTGAGACGATGCAGCAGATTGCGTCGCAGGTGGCCACCGATTGGCTCATTGTCTTTAATGAGGGCTCGTTGATGCGCATACTTGGCATGCGCCCGGTGGTCACGCAGCAAGAAATACCCTTTGTTGCACGGGTACGGGCGGCACGCGCGCTCTATGCCTGGATGGCCGAACCCCAGGCGTGGGCTGCCCGATTGCGGGCGCGGCACATGGCCAGGACTGTCCTCATTCCTGCCTCCGATGGCTTTCGCTATCGTATCTTTGTCCTGAGCCGTATGCTGAGTGATGCGGTCAAACGTGTCCCCTGGGAGATTGTCCTATGAGTCCTCTCACGATCCATCCAGAACTCCAAGCCCTTATTCCGCCCTTGACCGACGAAGAGCTAAGAGACCTTACGCGTAAATTGCAGCAGGAAGGCTGCCAGGAGGCCTTAGTTGTCTGGCAAGAAACACAGACACTCGTTGATGGGCATAACCGTTTGGCAATTTGTGAGCGCTATGAGTTGCCGTACACCACGCGGGAAATGTCGTTTCCAGATCTGGACGCGGCGAAAGTATGGATGCTAGAGAATCAACTGGCACGGCGTAACCTGACACCCGAACAAATGAGTTATCTCCGCGGCAAAAAGCGAGGCGTAGTGGGACAGCCACATGGGGGCAACAGGAAATCAAGTGCAAAAACTTTGCACTTGAAAACGGACGTACAACTTGCCAAGGAACACAAGGTTACAGCAACAACTATACGAAATGACGCTTCTTATGCGAAAAATGTTGATGTTATTGCTGCTGTTATTCCTGAAGCAAAACAAGCGCTTTTAGCACGTGATGCTAAGCTGGGACGTCACGAGGTCAAACAACTGGCCAGTATTGCCAGGGCGAATCCCCAGACGGCACAGCATATCGTCTATACTGTCCGTGCGGCAAAGACGCCCAAGGCTGCCAAGAAGATCGTGCGTGATGCGCTGAAGGACCTGCCGAAGCCTGAGTCAAAGCCACTCCCAAACCCTGAAACACCTGCACTTATGTTGCAGCTTACGATCCAAGAAACAACGCCGAAAGCTGGACTTGAAACAATCAAGGCTGCCGATGGGCGAGAGATGTTTATTCTGCATAAACCGGATTCCAAGTCCGTGTTTAATAAGACTAATGAGATGGTCGATTGGGCGAGTTGGACCTGGAATCCGGTTACGGGTTGCTGGCATGGCTGTGACTATTGTTATGCGCGGGAGATTGCTAACGACACACGTATGATCGAGGCCTATCCGAAGCAGTTTGAGCCGACGTTTCACCCTACACGCCTTGATGCCCCGAAAAATACGCCCTTTCCGAAAGAACTGACGCGGCCTGCGGATAAAAATGTCTTTACCTGCTCGATGGCAGATCTCTTTGGAAAGTGGGTACCACAACCCTGGATTCTTGAGGTCTTTGCCCGCGTTCGGTGCCATCCTGAATGGAACTTTCTGTTTCTGACCAAGTTTCCCCAACGGTTACTAGAGATTTGTGACGCCCTCGGCGGCTTTCCTGTGAATGCGTGGGTGGGCTGTACGGTGGATGGGCAAGCGCGGGTTGCGACGGCTGAGCGAGCTTTTCAACAGATTGAGGCCACCGTACGTTGGCTCTCGGTGGAACCGATGCGGGAACGCTTAACGTTTCAGAACTTGGCCATCTTTGATTGGCTCGTGATGGGTGGCCAAACGCAAAGCTATTTTAATAACACCCCGGCTTTTCAGCCCCCCTGGGAATGGGTCGAGCACTTATGGCAGCAAGCGCGAGTAGCAGGGGTAAAAATCTATTGGAAAGAGAATCTCACGATTCGCCCAAAAGAAGTCCCGTGGGAGGCCTCGACCGATTCATCTGCATAAATAATGCTTGACTTTTCCCCAAGTTATCCACAACCTTAGCGCATAATTCGCTCTCGCCCTCGGGCGAGATCCGCCTCTGTCTCTCACGCGGCATTCGGGAACGCGCTTCCTGGATGCCGCGTTTTCTTTGGTGCCTCTGGCTCTGCGGGATGTAGAGCCCCTGATCCCTGCCTGGCGGGATGCCGGGCCAACCACACACACCGAGAGGGTGCGTATGGCGCTCAAGCAAGTCTATGACGCGCAGTTGGATATTCCCGGTGCCCTCATGGAGCACTACGGGGAAAAAGACGGTAAGTGGGTGCTGGTGCTCGACCCGCCTGCGGAGGATGTGAGCGGTCTGAAAAGTGCGCTCAACAATGAGCGGAACCTTCGCCGGGAGACCGAAAAGCAGCTGGTCGAGTTCAAAACGAAGTTTGAAGGCGTCGACCCCGATGAGTTTCGCAAGATGCAAGATCGCGTAAAGGGGCTCGATGACGCCGATGTCTACGATAAGCAGGGGATCGAGGTCCTCATTGCCCGGCGTACCGAGTCGATGAAAAACGACCACGAGCGGCAACTGGCGACGCTCAAGCGCGAGAACGACCACCTGAAAACCACGAGCGCTGACCTTGATCGCCGCTGGCGCCAGGACCGCATCAAAACGGCACTCCTTGACGCGGTCACCAAAAACGGTGTCTACGAGAAAGCTGTTGATGATGCAGTGCAACGCGGGCTTTCCGTGTTCACGGACCTGGACGAGAAAGGGAACGTCATCGCCAAAAATGGCGACGATACGATTTACGGCAAAGATGGCGTCAACGCGCTCAACCCGAGCGAGTGGATTACCACGCTCAAAGCCAGTGGCCAGGCGCCGCATCTGTGGCCGCCGTCGTCCGGAGGCGGTGCCCCGGCGAGTCATGGCGCCAATGGCGCGGGCGGCATCGATTGGAACAGCATCACGAATCCGGCAGAACGCCTGACCCGCTTCCGCGAGTGGCAGGCGACGCAAACCCGCTAACTCCTCCCCTGACGAGCCTCCTGGCATGGCGCTGAGGCAGGGCGAGGGAACATCCGTGGAGGAAACATCCCTATGGCCCTGACTATTGTTGAGGCGTCCAAGCTCAATTCCGGCGATGTCGCCCGCACAGCGATCGTGGAGATGTACGCGAGGAATTCTGACATCCTGAGAGTGTTACCCTTTGAAGGCATAGCGGGCAACGCACTCAAGTATAATCGGGAGGATATTTTGCCCGGCGTGGGGTTTCGCGGGGTGAACGAAGGTTTCACGGAGTCGGTGGGCGTCCTGAACCCCATCACAGAATCCCTTGTCATTGCTGGGGGAGACCTGGATGTTGATAGGTTCATAACCCAAACCATGGGGGCGAACCAGCGCAGCGTGCAGGAAGGGTTGAAGGTGAAGGCCCTCGCGCATCGCTGGACCCTCGCCTTCATCAAGGGCGACAGTAGTGCCGATCCTCGAGAATTTGATGGTCTACAAAGGCGTATCCCGCCAGGGAGCTCGCAACTGCTCGATGCCGGGGCCACGTCGGGCGGGGATGCGCTGTCGCTCTTCAAGCTGGATACGCTGATCAGCAAGGTCGATGATCCCAACTACCTCATTATGAACAATACTATGGCTCTGAGGCTGGCACAGGCGGCCCGCAATACGGCGGTGGGCGGCTTCATTACGTGGGACCCCAATCAGTTTGGGCAGCGTGTCATGGCCTACAACGGCATTCCGATCCTGGTCGCCCGTGAGGATAACCTCGGCAACGATATCCTGCCGTTTACGGAGGCCAACCCTGGCGGTGGCGCAGCAGCCAGCACGAGCATCTATGCGGTGCAGATGGGCGACGGCGGGCTCGTTGGGATACAGAATCAAGACATAAGCGTAAGAGACCTAGGAGAATTAGAAGCTAAGCCGGTTTTTAGGACCAGAGT